CTCCATAACAACCGCAGACCACAAGATGCCGATGTGGACGACCGTTTTGCAGAAGGTGCAACGCGACGAAGATTTTTACGAGATGTATGCGCGCGCACGCGCCATCGGCGCAGAGGTGTTAGCTGATGAGATGCACGACCTCGCAGCAATGCCGTTGCCGGAAGGCATGGACCCAAAGCTAACACATGCAGAGATACAGCGCCGCCGCCTGGAAGTAGACACCAAGAAGTGGACGTTCTCAAAGATGCAGCCGCGCGGTGTACGCCACAAGCAAGAGGATGTCGAAGGCAATAACTCAATCATTTTGATGTGGGGCAGCGACACGCCGGAAGGCACAACGATTGAGCATGACCCTGCGGATACAGCCAAGCTGGTCGGCAGCAACAAAGTGCATTGATGTATGAGTAAGGTTGCACAACAAAAGGTTCTCATACCGTACACGCCGCGACCTTTGCAGAAGGAGTTTCACGAAAACGCAAAGCGTTTTAGCGTAGCCGTTGCACACAGGCGTTTTGGTAAAACGGTTATGGCGCTTAATCATTTGCTGCGCGAAATACTTATGTGCAAGCAACCAAGAGCGCAGGGGGCTTACATCGCCCCGACCTACACGGCAGCTAAACGAATAGCGTGGGCGTACTTGAGAGAATACGCAGCGGTCATCCCAAAGGTTAAGTTTAACGAAGCAGAACTGCGGTGCGACCTACCGGACGACAAGAGAATATATTTACTCGGAGGCGATTCCGCTGACGCCTTGCGCGGACTTTTTTTAGACTCAGTGTGTCTGGACGAATACGCAGACATGAACAGTCGCCTTTACCCAGAGGTAATACGACCGGCCCTGACCGATAGGCTTGGTAAATGTTTGTGGATAGGAACGCCGCGCGGAGACAACCAGTTTAAGGAGATATACGACCACGCTCTACAGCAACAAGAAGATGGCAATAAAGATTGGTACACGATGCTTTTCAAGGCATCGGAAACCGGAATCCTCAAGCAAGAGGAACTGGATTCAGCCAGAGCTATTATGGATGAGTCCCAATACCAGCAGGAGTTTGAGTGCAACTGGTCTGCCGCATTGCGCGGCAGCTACTACGGCGCAGCGCTTGACCTAGCAGAAACCGATGGTCGCATCACTAACGTGCCGCACGATCCTAATCTAAAGGTTTCGGTGAGCTTCGATCTAGGCGTCGCAGACAGCACAGCAATCTGGTTTAGCCAGGAGTATTCAAGGACGGGTGAGATCAGGCTCATCGATTACTACGAGGCCAGCGGCGAGGGGCTGCATCACTACGTCAAAGAATTAAACAACCGACCATATGATTATGATCGGTTTTATTTTCCGCATGACATTATGGTGAGAGAACTTGGTAGTGGTAAGAGTCGCTATGAAATGCTCATGGGTTTGGGTGTGCGGCCTACCGTGGTTCCCAAGCTCACAGTTCAAGACGGCATTGAGGCGGTGCGTGCAACGCTGTCGCGTTGCTGGTTTGATCGCCACAAGTGCGCGCAGGGGTTAAAGTATTTACGGGGATACCATCGCGCTTGGGATGCAAAGCGCAACGATTGGCGAGATCGGCCAAACCATGATCACAGTTCTCATAGCGCTGATTCTTTTCGTTATTTATCGGTAGGTATGCGCGACGCAGATAACGAAGATGTAATGAGCGACGTAGCGCGCACGCAACGTTTACACAACGGCAACCCCGTTATCCAAAACGACTATGCCGACAGTTTTAGTTGAGGATGCAGATTACGCATCAGCGGTTTATGTCGCCAGACGTATGCGTGCGTCGGACGCTGAAGAGATTGGGCCGTTAATCAAATCTGCTGAAGACTTAGCGTTGCGCGCATCAATGTCGAGTTATGCAAAGATTGCATCCGTAGACGGTAAGCCGGTCAGTGTGTTTGGCGCATCAGAGACGGCGCTGACATGCTGGCAAGTGTTCATGTTTGCCACCGATGATTGGTCGCTTGTTAGCGGCACGGTGACAAAACATATCAAGAGAACAATGTCGCGTTATCTGTATGACATGGGGGCCAATCGGCTAGAGTGCCGCGCCCTCGATACGCATACGGACGCGCACGCATGGCTCAAGTTTTTAGGAGCCAAAAAGGAATCGGAGATTGAGGAGTACGGTGCAAACGCGCGCACCTACTTCATGTTCCGTTGGTTAAGAAGTGAGTATCAGGAGATTTAATATGTGTGGTCCTACGCAACCCAGCAATGATCGGCCCCCACCACCGCCGCCGCCTATCCAAGTTCCGGCGCGCGATGATCCAGCCGTTAGTCAGGCAAATCGTGATTCAAGGCGTCGGCGTCAACTTGCCGCCGGTAGGCAGTCCACTTTAATGACGGGCGGTCAAGGCGTTACTGAAGACGCGAACACTGGTTCTAAATCCTTGCTGGGTGCGTAGGAGATAGCCATGCCCAAAGGTAAAGGCACTTACGGTAGCAAGAAGGGTCGTCCACCCAAAAAGAAGCCGATAACCAAAAAGAAGAAAGCAAAGAAATAGCTCTTATGTGTACACCACAACTCTACGATACCGCGCAGCCAAAGGTGCCCGAAGCAAGTAGCGGCTCAAGGTTGGCTAAAGCACAACGCCAAGCGCAATCAACTGTCGGCGGTGGCACATACCAAGGCAGAACAATTATGCAGGGTGTGCCGCGAAATACTGACGCACAAGCCATCCAACGCACAACAATGCTAGGTGTTTAATGGACTACAAAGATACTGACGCAATCTTTAAACGCTATGAGCGATTAAAGAGTATGCGCGGAACTTGGGAATCGCACTGGGAAGAAATCGCAGAGCGAGTCCTGCCACGCAGCAGCGAATTTAACGGCGACAAAACTCCAGGCGATAAACGTACAGAAAAAATTTATGATGCAACGAGCGCACTGGCACTTGAGCGCTTCGCTGCTGCCGTGGAGTCTTTGCTAACACCGCGCGGTGCCAAGTGGCACACATTGCGCGCCAGTGACCCCGGCCTTAACCAAGTGCCAGAAGTAGGCGAATACTTTGATCAGGTGGAGCGCGTTATGTTCCACTATCGATATGCGCCGCGCAGTAACTTTGCTTCGCAGATGCATGAGACATACCTAAGTCTTGGAGCGTTTGGCACGGGCGCTTTGTATGTTGATGAGAAGTTAGACGCTGGCTTCCGCTATCGCTCAGTGCATCTGTCCGACATATTCATTGCTGAAAACGAACACGGCATTGTCGATACCGTATTCCGGCGCATGAACATGACTGCGCGCCAAGTTGCAATGAAGTTTCCTGATGGCAATCTTAGCGACAAAATGCTGGAAATGGCGAACGACAAACCCGATGAAAAAGTGGAACTGTTGCATGTCGTCGGCCCACGCACTGACAGGGACAATACACAACGCGACCGCGTCAACATGCAGTTTGGTAGCGGGTACTATGAGTGCAAAACAAAAAAATTAATTGAGGAAGGGGGTTTCGAGGAGAACCCGTACATAATCAGCAGGTATGTTACGACCGCGCGCGAGACGTATGGGCGTAGCCCCGCGATGATAGTATTGCCTGATATCAAGATGTTACAGGCGATGTCGCGTGTCGTTATCCGCGCTGGCGAAAAGGTCGTGGACCCGCCACTGCTGATTGCCGACGACGGCGTTATACTGCCAGTAAATACGCGCCCCGGCGGCGCAACGTTTGCCAGACTTGATGGTCGCCAACAAGCGCCTATCCAGCCATTGAATACAGGTGGCCGTCCAGACATTGGCGAAGAAATGATGGAGAGCCGCCGCCGCACAATTAACGATGCGTTCTTGGTGACATTGTTCCAGATCCTTGTTGATAGTCCAAGAATGACGGCAACCGAAGTGTTGCAACGCGCACAAGAAAAAGGTGCGTTGTTAGCGCCTACGGTTGGGCGGCAACAAAGTGAAACAATTGGGCCACTTATTGAGCGCGAGTTTAGCATCCTTGGTCGCCAAGGTGTGTTGCCACCGCCGCCCGACGTACTGCTGGGTCAAGAGTATGAGGTTGAATATGTATCGCCTCTAAGCCGTGCCATGAAGTCGGAAGAGGGTGTCGGCATATTACGCACGCTAGAAATGGTGCAGCCAATTGCAGCAGTTGATCCTAGCGTCATGGACAACTTTAACTTTGATGAAATTACGCGCGTTCTTGCTGATGTTAATGGCGTGCCCCAACGCATCCTCAAAGATGAGGAGAGCATAGCTAATGCGCGTAACCAACGAGCGCAACAACAACAGATGCAGCAAGCACTAGAGGCTGCACCACAGGCGGCAGACGCTGCGCTGAAGGTGAGCCAGATTAGTCAGGCTGCACAACGGTGACGAGTCAAAAGCAGCTAGTAGAGAGCTACCGTCACGTTTTTATGACAGTGCCGGAAGGTCAAATAGTTTTGCGCGACATGATGAAAGCCAGTGGTTTGTTTCAAGTCACAGGCGTGAGGTCGCCCTAAGAGGTTCATCATCTGGAAGGAACGCGCGACATGGTTCGTCGCATTATTTCGTTTCTGGGTCTGGATGACGATCAGGTAATGAAAATTGGAATAGGAGTTATCGATGAGTGAACTAGGGTCCGCTGAAGCGGGGAACCCAGAGGCTGCAAGCGCAGAATCTGTGGTTGCAGTTGAAACAACACCAGCAATTGAAACAACGGAATTAACGCAGTCAGATTGGGTAAGCGCAGACTATAAAGAAGTAGTCGATGCCAAGGGCTGGCAGAGCGCAGATGACGTTCTGAAAAGCTACGTCAATTTAGAAAAAGCGATGGGCAAGGAGCGTCTAGCGCTACCAGAGGCCGACCAAGACATTGGCGAGTGGGATGGGTGGAATAAATTAGGTACTCCCGAAACCGCCGATGGTTATGAATTAAAAGTACCCGAAGGTATGGAGAATTATTCCCAAGACCTGAGTGATTGGTTTCGCCAAAGCGCGCATGATGCAAAGTTGCCAGCGCACATGGCGCAGAAGTTACATGATGGTTTTGTGCAGCGTGCGCTAGACCAACATCAATCGCAAGCGCTTGACAGTCAGCGACAGGTTGAGGATTGGACGACAGAAGTCAAAAAGGAATACGGCACCGCATACGATGACAAAATTGCTGTAGCCAAGCGCGCAGTGCGCGCATTTGGAAGCGACAATCTGCTTAATATTTTAGACACAACCGGCTTGGGCAATCACCCCGAGATGATCCGCACCTTTGTTAAGATTGGTGCGGAGCTATCGAGTGGCGCGCAGTTTAAAGAAGCCGAAAGCAGCGGTAAGTTTGGCATGACGCCACAGGATGCCAAAGAGGCTATCGCTGAAATTAGAAACAATCCGGGTCTAATGGATACTCGACACCCGGAACACAAGGTTCTGAACGACCGCCTGACACAGCTTTATGAGGTGGCGTTTCCAGACAACGTTTAAACGGACAAGGTGTAAGCCCCCGTTGACTGCTGGAAAGACAGCAAAGGTGACGACCTCAAACGTAGGTGTGCCGGGTTGCCCGACAACGCACTGTAAACCTTAACCCAAACGAAGGAGACTGCAAAATGAGTGTGCAGATCACAACCGCGTTTGTGGAACAGTATCGTGGTAATGTCGAACATCTCGTTCAACAAAAAGGTTCACGCCTTCGGGACTCTGTCAGAAATGAGACAGTGACCGGCAAGAACGGTTTTTTCGAACAACTCGGTGAAGTTTCCGCACAAAAACGCACGTCGCGTCACAGCGACACACCAAGAGTAGATACCCCCAGCGCGAGGCGTCGTGTCAGCCTAGTTGACTATGACGTTGCTGACCTCATTGACAAGGAAGATGAGGTTCGCACGTTGGTTTCACTAACGGGTCCGTATGCTGAATCACAAGCTATGGCTCTCGGTCGCGCTATGGACGACGAGATCATAGCGGCTGCTGATGGTACGGCCTTTACGGGTGTCGATGGTTCAACGTCAACTGCGTTTGATACGAACAACGTTGTTGACGTTCAAGTTGGCGGCAGTTCATCTGATGTTGGCCTTAACGTAGCTAAGTTAAGGGCGGCCTCTGAAATATTGAATGCCTCTGACATTGATCCAGAAATCGAGCGGTATTGTATTGTTAATGCTAAACAGTTGAAAAACTTGTTAGCTGAAACAGCAGTCACAAGTTCAGATTTCAATACCGTCAAAGCGTTAATACACTAGCGCCCACGCATGGCAACATGCGTGTAAACACTCTGTGAATTGCTGGGAAACCCTAACGTAAAGTCGAGGGCAATCAGCAGCCAAGCCCCATTTGGGGAAGGTTCAACGACCATCCTTTTAGGAGTACACCGCAAGCGCGGTGGAAGCGCAGAGCATCTCATTGAGATGAAGATATGGTCTGATCTTACGGGCATAACCGTAAGCTGCCGAAAGGCGGGACAAACAGTAGCTCGTTTGTTCGAACATTATGTAGTGCAAGGTGAGCTTGATACCTTTTTAGGTTTCAACTTTATCCGCACGCAGCGTATTGGAGTTGACTCTAACAGCGACGACAAAGTGCTTTTCTACGCGAAAAGTGGCTTGCTGTTAGCTTCTGGTGCTGAAGCGCAAGTGCGGATCAGTGAACGGGATGACAAAAATTATGCGACGCAAGTCTTCGCGTCCATGACCATCGGTGCAACGAGAATGCAAGAAAAACTCGTTGGTTACATCGAATGTGATCCAAGTTAGGAGGGAATGAATAATGGGTACTAAAAATTCAGACCTCATTGCTAACTATGAGGCAACCCCTCAGGTAGCAAATGACGTATCCTTGCTAGATGGCGTAATGCGTGTAGCACAGGGTACTATCGCTCTAGCGGCAGGTGACACCAATGACAATGACATTGTGCAACTTGCCGTATTGCCTTCAAATGCGACT